GGGGGGGGTAAAATCCTATTTGCCTTATGATGAGAAGAAGAATGTTACCCAAAAGGAAGATAATAGAGGTATTCGAGGAATTATCTCCTCAGGATAATGGATATTGGGCGGTTCCTGATGGGGTCTATGAGGTTGAGTTCGCGTTGGTCGCCGGAGGTCTTAATGGAGGATATTCCGATGTATATAATGCCGGGAGTGGCGGTAACGGAGGTGGTGTGCTGACTGGGACTATATCCGTAAATCCAGGTGTTACATATAGGGTGGTTGTAGGAGATATAGGTGGTGATAGTATATTCGGTATATATCAGGCTATTGCCGGTAAAGGTGGAAGAGGCGGATATGGAGTTAAAGGGGATGGTCATGATCCTTCCCCGGGGAATCCAGGGTAAGATGGATCATATGTTTTTAACAACAAATATCCTGACCGATATCCTTATCCTATGGGCGCTGGTGGTGGATCGGGAGCTTATACAAGAGGATGGGATACAGGCTTTTTATCCGGAGGGAAAGGCGGAAATCACGGGGGAGGTGATGGAGCTGGAGTCGAGGATATTGAGGGTGTTATTATTAATGGCAAAAATGGAGGTAATGCCACTTATTATGGAGGTGGTGGAGGAGGAGCCTCTAAAGCTTCTAATAGTGGGGCTACGAGCGGTCGAGGAGGATCAGGTTATCGTGGTATTGTTATTTTGCATTATTTTAAAAATGGACGGTGATTATATATAATTTTACACTAAAATAGCATATAAATAAGAATTTGTAAATATTCTATTTATATTTGCGCTATGTATTTGGTGGAGCAACATATAATTACTATTAATGATAAGAGATATAAGGATTTAGATCGAATATGTTTCTTATCCAAGAATCTGTATAATGCGGCTTTGTATATAATAAAGCAAGAGTTTCTTAGTACAGGTAAATGGATAAGATCTGTAGATCTTAACAAGAAGATGGTAGCAGAGAATAACATAGATTATAGGGCAATGAGTGGATCATCCTCTCAGCAGGTTCTTATGGCTTTAGATAAGAATCTAAAATCTTATTTCTCGGCTATCAAGGCATGGAAGCGTGATAATAAGAAATTTACCGGATGCCCTAAATTCCCAAAATATAAGCATAAAACAAAAGGCAGGAACGTATTTTCTTATTCTTACGTACAGTTTAGACATAGAGGAGATTTTATCTATTTCCCTAAGAAGGAGGGATTATCTCCTTTAAGAACTAATTGTAAGGAGGGAACTGTAAAGCAGGTTAGATTCGTCCCTAAATCAGATTGTTATGTTATAGAAGTTGTATATGAGTCAGTTATAAAAGATCAACTTGATGATAACAATAGGGTCATGTCTATTGATCTAGGTGTAAATAATCTTGCTTCTATCGTAACTAACGTAAGCAATAAGTCTATTTTGATAGATGGAAGGAGACTTAAATCTATTAATCAGTATTATAATAAAAAAAGGTCAGATATTCAAAAACAATTAAAGAAAGTAAATGGTAAAGAAAATTCGAGACGGTTGATGTCCTTAACAAGAAGGAGAAACAACAAGGTGAAAGATTATCTTCATAAGGCAAGTAAGGAGATAATAAATACTTGCTTGAATGAGGATATAACAACATTGATAGTAGGTCATAATGATGGATGGAAGCAAAATGTGAACCTTGGCAAAAGAAACAATCAGAATTTTGTTTCAATTCCATTTGAGATGTTTATATCAATGTTAAGGTATAAATCGGAAAGACAAGGGCTAAGATTTGTTGAAGTAAATGAATCTCACACGTCAAAATGCAGTTCTTTCGATTTAGAGCCAGTATGCCATCATGATACTTATGTTGGAAGAAGGGTAAGAAGAGGTCTTTTTAGGACAAGAGATGGTATTCTTATTAACGCTGATATCAACGGAAGTTATAATATCATGAGAAAAGTAAAGGGGGATGCAGTAATGCCACTCCATACAGGGTTTGGGTATAACCCGGTTAAGAAATTTATTAACTAATTATACAAGTGTAAACTTGTATATAATTACCAAATGGATGATATGAATAGAAATGATATTATAAAAGAATTAGGTTCGTATTTTGATATAGTGGAATTGGTGTGTCCTCATACATACAATAAGTGGAAGGACAGATCGTGGCAGTTTCTTGATACAGCGTTTCTCCATAATCTTCTTATATTACGGAGGGATATAATTAAACAGCCTATGTATTGTAATAATTGGGACAAGCAGGGGCAGTTTTCCCAACGTGGTCTTAGATGCAACATCTGCCAGATAGTTAAGGATAAGAAAGATGTTTATCTATCCGCTCATGTGTTGGGTAAGGCTGGGGATTTCGATGTCAAGTCAATGACGGCGGAACAGGCCAGAGGCTTGATTTTGGATCATCAAGATATGTTACCATATCCTTTCCGGCTTGAAGGGAAGGTGGGTTGGTTGCATTTTGACAGCCTTGATACGAGGAACGGTATACACGCCGTGGTGTTTTAGGTACCTAACGGTATAGTGGTTAACTTTGCGTATATGGTATAAAATGAAAGACAAAGACATGATAGAGCGAGTGGGGGCTTTATGGAATATAGCGCTTGCGTATGGTGCTTCTTGTTGGGCTTACTTCCAGCCAGTGCATCATTTATTGACTGTATTACTTATAGTATTAATAGCGAATTTTTTGGCTAGGTTAGCGCAAAGCGTAAGGGGCTGGAAGCTCCGTAGAAGCCGTAGGAGGAGGTTTAGTTTCAAGAGATGGTTTAGGGAGGTCAGGTTTACTGATATTCTTAAGGAGTTCGCTTTGTCTTGTTTTATAGTAATGACATTATGTGTTATATATAAGACGTTATACCCGATCGAGGAGGAGGCTAGCATGATACTTACCGTTACCAAATATGGGGTGTATATAGCCCTTGTTGGATATGTGATGCTTTTCTTGAATACGATAGGGGATGCTTTCTCTGACGCTTATTTGGTGAAGGTATTCAAAGCTGTGTTCAAGAGAATAAACGTGTTCAAGATGTTTAGCTTCTCCAAGAACATACCTGATGAGACGTTTGACGATATAAGGAGAATTGCCGATGATGAGGTTAAGGATAAGTCTTAGGGCGATTGTTTGTTTAGGTCTGTCGCTATTCCTGTCCTCTTGTGGAAGCAGGAGGCAGGTTAGCGACACGTCTATAGATAATCGTTTGATAAGCAGGATAGAGACGATGATAGATGAGGTCATGGACCGGAAGATCGTAGAGATCAGGACATCTGATCTTAATGCTGATATTGTCATAACTGAGAGGAAATTCGATACTACGAAGGAGGTGGATCCATCCACTGGGGAGCGACCCGTGTCCTCCCAGACGGACGCTCATATCGTCATCGGCCGGCGGGATAGCACGGTGACGACCGATTCCCTTGGCGTTGATAAGACGATCACCGGTATTGAGGATATTGATAAGAAGACAGACATCAAGCATAAGGATATAGACGATAAGGAGGAATCAAGGTGGCCGATGGCTATTATCTTTATGTCGATCTTAGGTATATTGGTTGTATTATTCGTGTTGTTGAAAAGATTCGGATTGATAAAATAATAGGTGTACAAGAAACCCCATACACCTATTGGTTATCACCCCAGAAAAGAATTGCAAATATGAGGTCAGTCCCGGATTCGAACCGAGGTATATGGTTTTGCAGACCACCGACTAAACCACTCATCCAACCGACCATGGCGCAAATGTATACATTCTTTTTGATAATATATTCATGTGGTACTATTTTTTGAATCTATTTTTTAAGATTCGTCTTTATAGTTATCTTTGTGAAAAAGAAATACGAATGAATCAGATCAATATCATACCGAAGATAATTCATGATAAGTTCGCCGCTAGGATTATCATGGATGATTACGATATAGAGAAACCTATCGTTATTACTGTCGTGGCTAGACGTAACGATGGTGAGTATAATACCCAGATATTGACATACCCGACATCGGGCGTTGATTATGAGGGTAATGTAAGGATAGTGTTTTTCGATGTCGCTAGGTCTCATGTTTGCCAGATAACATCGGTATTTATCAACGGGCATGAGGTCAAGACATATTATACCGATATCCCGGATCTTGATATGCAAGCCCGTTATGACGATAGCTTGTGCCGGTACGATAAGAAGGTTAATATGAATGATATTAGGCTATCGTTTCAGGTGCTAGAGACACGTGATCCCAAGGTGTTGCAGGTATTGGATGAGTCCGAGTGGGGGCTGCTGGAGGATAGGAAGGCGATTATCGAGATCACTACGCCGGGCATGTCCGACCCTGTTACGTTGTTTCTTGGCAAGAATCAGGTCAATACCTTTACCAGTTTAACACTAGGTCTCAATTGTTTTAATTACGATGATTGTAATGTCAAGTATCTTGATCTTCCAGACGGTATATATGATATTAAGATCATAGGTAGCCCTTCTACTTACAATTTCAGTCGCAAGTATCTTAAGACGGATCTTATACGCAGGCGTCTTGACCGGCTATGGATCAAGACTGATATCTTGTGTGAGGATATGGATAAGGACCTTATAGGCAAGATACAGGAGATGGAGACACTTATGGCCGTAGCCGAGGCGAATGTCAGGTTGGATAACATAAGGGCCGCCCATGAGATTATTGATCGTGTCGGAGAGCTTCTTGAGATGGCTACCAATTGCGTGGATTGTTAAACATAAAAATATTTAGTCGTGGGTTGTAATACTTGTAAGGAAAAGGCGTTAAAGGCCGAGAGGGAAAGGATTGAGAGAAGCATGATGAATCATTCTTCTTCTACTGCTGTTAGCGATATGGAGTACGCTTCTAGAAGTACCGCTGGTTGTATGGTTATGCAAGATCCGTTGCAGACCATGGAGCGTGACGTGGTTAGTATATATAAGCAAGTTCGTACTAAGGGTGATGGCGTTGGTGTATCTTATCTTAATATGCAGAAAAAGATCCGTGAATGGATCAAGAACCTGCCATATGGATGCCCGCCTGACGAGGAGGTACAGGAAATGAGAAAGGAGATTCTCGATGGGCGCGCAGAGCATATCAAACCTTGATAGAATAGATCTATGTAAGGTCGTAGACGAATGGCTGTCTTGTCAATGGGGTAGATATATGAGATACCATAGGTATAGGATCGGGGACAAGCCCGATATATCCTATTGGGGCAAGATAATTCGTCTGCAAAGATCATTATGCGATAATGATTGCGGGTTATGCCCGGATGAGTTAAGATCGTTAAAGGAACGTGTTAATAAGTTACTGGCATGAGAAAATACAGTTGTTCACATATAACTCCGTCCACTTGCGTACCTTACGAGGGTGATCTTCCAGAGTGGTCAAAGCATAAGGACTCTGATGAGTGCGTTATGATCTCTGACGTGATAGAGGAGATATACGATGAGCTTACCCGTATTAGGGAGGCTATAGACGTCCGGGATCTTGGTGAGTCTTGTGTGAAGGTAAATGGAGATAAGACTGTCGCTAAGGTGCTTTATGCTTTGGAGGATAAGATTTGTAATAGGTAACGAACCAATGGAGAAAAGTCGACATTGGTGATAATCAGATGTATAGATATTGATTTATGATGTATTACTAGATGTTAAGCTACTGTAAATCAAGTATACAATTTGTAAGGAGTCTTCTAAATAAGTAGGTTAGATAGATACTCTTGTAAGTTGTAAAATATCTTTATGTGTTAGATATAAAAAATAGCCAATTGATTTGTCATAGACGATTCGATTGGCTATTTTTGTATGTCCATCATATCTCACGATGTAATGGACATAGGTTAATTTATTATGAGTGCAAATATAATTATTTCCAATGATTATATGAATAATAGTAGTAGGATTTTGGCGTTTAAATCCAACGAAAACGGATTATCTACAATATTTAGCTACAATGGTAATGATATAACTTTCAAAACAGAGAACGGTATCACTTATGTGAATGCTACCGAAATGGCGAAGCCGTTTAAAAAGAGACCAAATGATTATTTATCGTTATCTTCTGTAAATGAGTTAATTAATGCCATTACCAGAAAATATGGTAATGCTGATTTTCAGCCTGTTACGATTATCAGGGGTACGGTTAGTCCTGGCACATGGATGTGTGAGGATTTGGCTTTGGATTTCGCTCAGTGGCTTAGTGTTGATTTTAGGTTATGGTGTTTGGATAGAATTAAAGAGCTTCTCACTACAGGCAAATGCGTGATTCCTGATTTTAATGATCCTCCCGCCGCTGCTGAGGCTTGGGCTAAGGAATATCGTGGCAGGGTAGCCGCCGAGAAGCTGGCGTTAGAGGAGAGGGCCAAAGCCGAGGAGATGGCTAAGGTTCTTGAGTCGAAGAAAGAGGATATAAAATTTTCAGAGTCGTTTATCATGTCTGGAGAATCAGATTTGCTGGTAAGGGATTTAGCCAAGAAGCTTGAGCAGAATGATATAATTATAAGCGATAAATGTTTACGAGATTTTCTTGTTAAGATAAAGATAATAGTCAAAAGGGTTAAGGTTAATGGAGATTGGGAGATTACGGCTAATGCTGTAAGGAAAGGGTTTGCTCATTATCGTGATAAGAATATATGCACCGAATCTGGTAAGGTTATATATGCGAGGACTATTTACATAACAGGCAAGGGATATAAATACATATTGTCATCTATAAATGGTAGCAAGAAAAGTGATTTCATATTATGTGGAGGCATGTTCAGGGATTATGGCGTTTTTGCCGGATCGGAGTCATTTAGTCATTGGGATAATTAATTCCATTTTTGCCCAAAAACTGATAATCAGGTAACTGCATATTTGCATTTATGGTTATGTGTCTCATATCGGTAAAATATCTATATTTGCGACAAAGTGAATCACAATGATATACGGTAACAAAGAAATAGTTCGGACGTTCACCAGAAACAACCCGCCTGCCGGGTACGTGGGCGGTTCTGTTGACTACCGGGTCCCGGCCAACGTCTATTTTGGCGATACGCAGGAGGAGGCTGACAACAAGGCTGAAGATGATATCAAAGCCAACGGTCAGGACTACGCCAATACATATGCCGACATAATACCGGCTGTATGGTATAATGATCAGGTATGCGATGAGTTTATCAAGAACAATTGCGTAAGCGGTAGGGGGTCCAAGGAGCAGGTATGCATAGAGGAAGGCAGGTTTGTCTCTTACGTATCTAAGAAAGATGCCAATGATAAGGCCAGGGTGGAGCTTGGACGGATCGGGCAGGGAGAGGCCAACTCCGTCGGGGCTTGCTGCGAGGACTGGGCCTCACAGCCTTTTCGTGGCTTGTTTTACAAGAACGATTGCGAGGCTGGCACATCAGGCAATGAAGGTATTGTATATGAATTACCAGCCGGAGCTGTCATATCCGATATCTCCCAGATAGACGCCGATACGTTAGCTTATAGGAAGTTCATGAAAGAAGGTCAGGAGAAGGCTAATGCCGAGGGTAGTTGCTCACCTGTATTCTATAATACTATGATCGGTGATTGGTTCGAGAAGATATGTCCATTCGGATATAAGTCCGGTAAAGTATATTACTCTATCAAAGCCAACAGGTTTAGGTCATGGATATCGGTTGAGGATGCCAACGCCAAAGCCCGTGAGGTTTTGATGGTAGAGGGGCAGGAGTACGCTGATCTTAATCTTGAGTGCGAGAAATGGATTGAGAATATCGATCAAGAAGATCAGTGTTATTGGTGATAATACCTTTTTTTGTTTTTCCATAATTTATAGATTAGTGCTTGGAGGGGATCGTGTATCTCCTCCATTTTTTTTGTATATATATCAATGGTATTAAGTTTATATACTGTGATTCACTTGTTTGTATGTTGAATATATTTTATATTTGCATACCTATCTATTCATCTCGAACCGATAGGTATTATGTTTAATTTAAAATATTGTTCAAAGTTATGAAAAGTAGGGTTGAAATCAAGTCTTCCGACAGGAAATTGATGGGCGTTGTCATACCGGCGCTTAGTGATAATGGTTTTGTTAATATCACTTTAGCCATGAAGGTTTTGTCTGATGATAGGCTTAAAAAGGGGCTGTCTCCCAAGAAGCTTAATGATATCATTAAGTATGATGGGTTTCAGGAAAAATGCAGGGAGATAATTAGTAGGCTGGAAAACAGGGATTTATGTAAGCGGATAAATATCAGCCTACAAAATAAGGCTCTAAATCTTAGCGATTTAAATAAAATGGGATTAGCATGTCGAAAAGGTAAGGGGGATGGTCAAATGTGGTATATGAATCCATATCTTTTTCTCGTGGTAGCCATGGAGATGAGTCCTGAGGTTTGCGCTGATGTTGTAATGTGGTTTGTTGATAATGTTGTAGGGACAAGAAATGCCGCTGGTGATGCTTATATAGAGATGTGCAGTAGTGTATCTTCACTTATAAGTGATAAAAGTAATTTAAAGGAGTTGTTATCAAGGATAGCCAAGGGTATAAATTTCGTCGTGTTTGGCGTGCATGAGGAAGGGATAAGGAATAGAGCTTCTTTTGAAGAATTGGATATGATAGTATCAATAGAAAGGAATATATCTTATGCTATTAAGGCTGGATATATAAAAGATTACAATGGTGTTATAAATGATTTGGGAAGGCAATGGAAAGAAAGATGGGGTAATCCTGTTCTTAAATTGAAGTCTTGATTTTATTTCGTTGTTATAATTCGCAGATATAGGGGATACGAATGTCGTATTCCCTATATTGTTTAATGGAGTGTGTTATCTTGTTATTAAATCAAATCTGTATCTTTGTTGAAAACAATAACATTATTAATATGTGTAGTACAAATGGTTGTTGCCATGATCATTCAAGGGAACGTCCCGAAGAGTGTTGTCATGGCGTTAAGATAGACAGGTTTCTTAACAAATGCCCTAACGATCCTTGTGATCCTTGCGATCGGGATTGTCAGGACGAACCTTGTGTTGGTTATGGATGTCCTATAACCTTGTATGATAAATGTGTCTTATACTCAGGCGATGAGTTGGTGGCGGATGGTATAGAGAAAGGTAATGACATTTCTGTCGTTATAGACTCATTGAGGCGTATTATAGCGTCTAGGGATAAGCAGATAGATTTATACCATCGTGAGGTTCTGGATTTGAAGAAGATTATAAACGAGCTTGTCAACGCCGGTGGTAGCGGCGGGGATAACGATACGGAAGAGGAGACGTGGTAATGAATGGTTGCAACAAAAAACAATACAGGCCTACTGTAGACGATACGAAAGTACCGTGCTCTACGTACATGAGTACCGATTGTATTTATCCTGGTGATAAGGTACGTGTGGAATCATTGGGATTATCCCCTAATTGCGATATGTCCGATACCCTTAACGCTATGATAAAGGCTATACGGGATAGGGATGCCGAGATACTTGAATTAAGAAGAATGATCAACAAATTGATTTGATATGAGAAGTAATTGTAATCCATGTAAGCCGGAATATAGACATGGGGACGAGTGTAGTATCTACAGTTCCCGGATCGTATATGACGGTCAGTCGTTCCCTGAGGCGGATATCAGGAACGGTGATAGCATGAATAGCGTAATCGAGTCTCTGGTAAGGAAGCTGGTTGCCGTATCTGGCGCCACGGCGTCCATCCAGCGTGACTCGTTCAAGGGCGTTCAAGCTGTCAGATTAAGATACGAGCCGTTGAATGTGCTCAGTGTTACCTATTGTGGTACTATCGTCCCTAATGACGGATATGTCGTTTCTGGCAGGTCCGTTAAGTTTAAGAAGAAATATTGCATGGGTGATGAGTTCACTGATGTTAATATCGTATATACTACATTGAATAGTAATATTTTAAATACTTCTTGTTATGGCTAAGAGAGTGTACGATACGGTCTTGGCTTCCGATTGTGACGGCTGGGTATGTGGTGAGATCCTCAAGAAGGGATCTCTCCCCGTAGACAGGTTAGAGCTTGATTCTTTTTCAGAGGCTGTCAGGGAGCTTATAGAACGGTTTTTTGAGGAGGGATGGTTGCCGGATATGATCTGTGATCTTGGTTGTGGAGGCGCCAGCGTATTTGAGATTAAGCCTACTAACTTCGAGTATCCTCCTGAGGGTGGAGAGAAGATCCTTGAGATTATTGTCGGCAAGAGTGATAAATGGACTATAACGCAAGCGGATTGATATGGCTAGTAATTTAAAAGATATTCTTGCCAAGATCGAGCAAGGCTCCTCATGGGTGTCCTACGACAAGATTTCCGGTACCGGCCCCGACAAGGTGGCTATTAAGGTAGAGCCGGGATGGATGGGTAGGTTGCCTAGGGAGACTTACGTAGCGGTCGAGAAAGGCAAGGTTACGAAGCTCGCTACCATAACCCAGAAGGGCATGGAGCGGGTAAGCGTGGATCCGACCAATATCATGTTCGATATGGAGGGCGGGACGGCGGTCATCAACGCCAAGCTTAACTCCGCCTCGGTCAAGGCCTCCTGCCTTACCCTTGGTGGCTCGGTGAGCAAGTCTTATATAGTTTCCATGAACGTGAACGGCTTATCCATGAAGGTCCCGGAAGAGGATAGCAGATATATAGTGTATGCCGATCCTGAGGATCCCGGAGCCACTGATTTGTATGAGGCTAGCTTTGTCATAGCTATGCCTAAGAATATGGATAATGAACAGCATCATGAGATGTTTGTCTTGAACGGTAAGGTTGTTAATATCAATCAACAGCCTAATGATATACCTTATATCATACTTGATCATGACTTCGATAACGTGACTAGCGAGAACGGTCAGGTTGTCATCGATATCAAGTCCAATACCGAGTATGATATCGAGCTGGTATGTTGCACTTGCGGTGATGGTAGTGAGCCGGAGCCGGAACCACCCTTCAACGTGGATCCGCAAAGGTTGACGCTTAATAAGGATGGTGATACCCAAATCGTGAGGGTAGAGGCCGGAGATGATGTTTCATGGAGAATAACTGAAGGATAATATGGCAAGGGAAATAGATAAGAATTGTGTCGAGGGTAATTGCTTTGCCATTAACGACAAGAGCCATGGGGTAGGCGATAATAAGCTTAATATCGTATACAAGGCTAATTATACCGGTCAGATCTGTACGGCTAAGTTCCGTATAACGTCAAAGGACGGTAATATTGTCAAGGAGTATATGATAGCCCAAGACGCCAAGCCCGTTTATTATAATATCAAGATGGTTCAGCCGTTCACCAAGGACGACTGTCTGGCCAACCAGCATGGATCGGTGGTGTTGTATACGGTCGAGGAAAGGACTTACAAGTCGTTTATCTCGCAGGAGGACGCAGACGCCAAGGCTATGGAGGATATAGCCCTGAACGGTCAGAAATACGCCAACGAGCATGGTGAGTGTATAACCGATATCTGGTATAACGAGGAGCAGAGGAAGACGTTTATACGTAATAATTGCGATAAGTTCAGTGACGGTCAGGAATATGTTTATATCATTCCTGAGGGCAAGTACGTATCTTCCATCTCTCAGGAGGACGCCGATAGGAAGGCTCTTGAGGATATTGAGAAGAACGGTCAACAACAAGCCAATTTGGAGGGTGAGTGTAAGCCTAAGGAGAATATCTATTATGGTAAGTTTAGCAAGACCTTTACCCGTAACAATTGTGATTCCACCCAATACGGTACTGATGTGGTTGTCGATGAGACGATGGTTACAGGGGACTTCAGATCCATCGTGTCTCAGGAAGACGCTAATAGCCTAGCAAGGGCTGCTGTCGAGGCTCAAGGTCAGGATATAGCGAATATCAAGGGTAACTGTGAGAAGATACCGGTATTTACCGGATCGTATTCCAAGGTATTCCAGAGAACCAATTGCCCTGAGGGTTCTACTCCTGTTGACTTCACTGTGGACGAGAAGATGTGTTCTGGATATCCGTTCACTTCTACGGTATCGCAGGATGCCGCCAATAAGCTGGCGCAGGACGCTGTGGAGGCGCAAGGTCAGGCTATCACCAACGAGCGTGGCGACTGTCAGACTAACGTCTACTATAACGTAAGGATGGAGAAGACAGTCACTAGAAACAATTGCGATGAGTTCCATATCGGTCAACCTTATACTTATGTTGTAGCCGCTGGTAAGTACTTCTCTATTATCTCTCAGGAGGATGCTGACAATAAGGCTAAGGCCGATCTTGAGGCTAACGCCCAGCAACAAGCCAACCTAGAAGGTGAGTGTAAGGAGAAGACGATCTACTACGGTAGGTATAATAAGGAGTTCACTCGTAATAACTGTGATGAGACCCAATACGGCACCAAGGTTGTCGTGGATGAGACTATGGTGACAGGAGATTTCAGGTCTACCGTATCTCAGGAAGACGCCAACAATAAGGCTAAGGCCGCCGTCGAGGCTCAAGGTCAGGATGTGGCTAACGTGAAAGGTAAGTGCGAGAAGGTGCCTGTATATACCGGTACTTATACACGTACGTTTACCCGTAACAATTGTGGTGCTGGCACTGGTGGTACTTATACGGTAAATGATAGGATGGTTGACGGTTATCCGTTCACGTCTACCGTATCACAGGAGGATGCCAACAACAAGGCCAAGGCCGCCGTTGACGCCCAAGGACAGGCTCTTGCCAATATCCACGCCCTTTGTACGTACACTGGCCGTGCTTCCTTGGAATTCACGAGAAACAACTGTGGTGAGTGTAAGATCGGATCTAAGGTGACGATCACCCAAGATATGGTAGAAGGACACCCATTCCAGTCTAACGACTCCCAGACCGCCGCTGACGCTATGGCTATGACCGCCGTACAGACTCAAGGACAGGCTTTGGCTAATACCAAGGGTACTTGTTCTGACGCTACTATGTATACCGGTAGGGCTAGCTTCGAGTTCACTAAGAGCAATTGTGGAGCTAATCAGATAGGAGATCCGTTCACCGTGACACAAGATATGGTGGAAGGTCATCCGTTCCAGTCTTGCGTATCACAGGATGAGGCTAACTTGGTGGCTATGGCCGCTGTCATGAATCAAGGACAGAGGGTTGCCGATGAGCGTGGTACTTGCCATGAGGCTCCTAAATACACCGGTCATTATAGTGAGGTGTTCGAGAAGAATAATTGTCCATCCGGATTGATACCTTCATCTGTTAACGTTACGGAGGCTGATGTCACTGGTGGTCCGTTCTATTCTTATGAGAGCCAGTTCGCCGCCGATGAGCTTGCCAAGGCCGCTGTCAAGGCGCAAGGTCAGGCTATAGCCAATGATCGTGGTACTTGCGACGAACTGAAGATATATGTAGGTAATTATAGCAAGGAGTTCACTCCTAAGTGTCCTACTTGTCAGTATGCAGATCCTATCACCGTAACCCCGGATCTTATGGGTCAGCTCTTTACCTCAACCCGTTCTCAGGAAGAGGCAGACGCTTTGGCTAAGGCCTATATCGACAGAATGGGTCAGGCGTTCGTCAACAAGAACTATGATGATACGTGCCATACGAAGACCGAGCAACCGGTATGGGAGACTATAGAGACCGTATGTAAGGACTGTATCTCTCAATTACATCAACGTAACACCAATACCTGTTATACTGATCCTGATAATCAAGAGCGGTATATAGCTGGTGGTAATAATACATGTTTCTGGTTTGGTACGGCATCCAAGGCCTTTACCCGTCAATGTGCGGATGGTGGAGTTGGAAGCTCTGTTACCGTAACTCAGAATGATGTTACGGATCCAAGTCCTAGCTCTGATGGTAAGTTTAAGTCATGTGTATCCCAAGCTGACGCTAACGCCAAGGCATTGGCCGCCGTGAACTCTCAGGGTCAGGCCGTGGCTAACTCGAAGGGTACTTGTACTTGGACAGGAAGCTATACCGGACAGGTTAGGAAGAACAATTGCGCTGACGGCGGCGTGGGCGACATGGTATCCGTAAGTAGCAGCAAGCTTCCGGGACACCCGTACACCTCCACCGTTTCCTTGGCTGACGCCAACAAGAAGGCTGAGAACGCGGTTCGTGGATCTGATGGTCAGGCTTACGCCAATAAGAATGGAGGATGTACATGGACTTACGTGGCAAGCCGTGACTTCTATAGGAACAATTGCGCCGGAAGCGGGGTTGGTCAGAGAATAACAGTGACCTCTACGCAGGTTAACGGCGGTACGCCTATCACCAGCAAGGTTTCTTTGGCTGATGCCAGAAGCAAGGCCGAGCAGATCTTAGACCAGAAGGGACAGGATTACGCTAACCAACATGGAACTTGTGTATGGACCGGTACTGGAAGCGCTACATTTTATAAGGATAATTGTGGTACATGTAAACATGGTGTCGCTCTATCCGTTCCTTATAGCGCCTTAGGGTTGTCAGCGTTGACATCTACCGTATCTCAGGCGGATGCCGACAGCAAGGTTCAAAACGCTTTCAAGAATGATACGGCGACTAAGACCGCCGCTCAAGCTTACGCTAATAAGAATGGTGATTGCGCCGATGACGATGATACCCCATCTTATGATGATTGGAGTTACTATTGTAGTGGATGCGATTATCGTAGGAGTAGGAATCAGACCAATCCTTGCTCTTCAGCCCCAAATCAAGATGAGTTGGTTGAGTCCGATTCGAGATCTTGTGGATGCGGGTGTGATAATACATATCATATGGATAATAGCAGGTGTAATAATGGTAATAGCGAGGAGCATTATTCTAGCGAGTGCGATCCTACAGGATATTGGCAGAATGGTGGTGAACATTGCTGTAATCCACATGACTACACTATCTATACCAATGAGGTATGTAAGGGATGTTCGGGCGAATGCGGTGATGTATGTGTTCCTAATAGCCCTATTAAGGTGGTTAGCGCTGGTGAATTTTGTGCTTCTTCATTGAATTCGGCTAGTGAACAAGCTTATAACAAGTATAAAGAGTACAAGAATGCATTACAAAATTTAGTTGATGCTATAATATGTCCTTCTAAGGTTGGCAATGATGACCGATGGGGAAATGTCAAGGCTACGAACTGTCCTAGCAACTGTACTCCTAAGACTATCAGTTATAAGCAAATCGCTGGTAAATACACCGCCTGCACCAAGGACGAGGCAAATAGGATAGCCGACAATAACCTCCAATCCGATGGTATCTCTTACGCTAATGGCTTGGCGCAGGCCGATAGATGCGATTG